TCGAAGACTTCTACGACGAAGAAGAGAGACGCAGAACAGTCTTGAATAGATCGCAAGGCCCTGCAGTTAACCAAGAACTGATCGAGATCGCCAAAAGACTTCAGAAGAGGCGAAAGGAAGGAGGTATAGATGGCTGATAAGTCCTTTAAAGTAGAAGCCGTGCTGAAAGCCACTGATGCAGGTTACTTTGCCACCATGCAAAAGGCAGGTTCTGCATTCGAAGGTTTCACACAAAAGGCTAGTAAAGCTGGATCTAATATTTTTGGATCGCTTAAAGAAGTCGGCAAGGGCATGACGATTGCAGGGGCAGCAACTACTGCAATGGGTGTGAAGGCAGTTAAAGGCTTCGGAGACTTTGAAGCATCACTCAACAAGGCTGCAATCGTAGCAGGGGGAACATCCAAGGACATTGCAGGACTTGCAGATGTAGCCAACAGAATGGGTAAAGACTTGCCACTGTCTGCACAGGATGCAGCAAATGCGATGATTACCATGGCCCAAAACGGTGCAAGCCTTGAAACTATTAAAAAAGTATTTCCAGCTATTGCACAAGCAGCAACAGCTTCTGGTGCTGACTTGATTACAACCGCTGGAGTTGTGCAACAATCAATGAATGTTTGGGGCGATAGTATCGGCTCTGCAGAACAAGCTGCAGCGGTTCTTACCCAAACAGCAAACGTGTCAAATGCCTCAATCGAAAACATGGAGCAAGCCCTCTCTAACGTGGCAAGCTCGTCTCGATTGATGGGCGTGGATATGAAAGACGCATCTACTGCGATTGGTTTGATTACTAACACAGGTATGTCTGCAGCGCAAGCGTCACAAGACTTAAACCACGCTATGTTGAAGATGGCAGCGCCATCTCAAAAAGCGCAGAAATTGATGAATAATCTTGGTTTGAGCTATACGGATGCTGCTGGTAACATGAAACCATTTAAGCAGATTTTGACTGAGGTTAATGACAAAATCAAAGATATGTCACAAGCTGAGAAGGCTGCGACATTGAAGACCTTGTTTGATACCTCAGGGATGCAAGCTATCAGTCCGTTGCTTGATAGTATTTCAAACAAGACTAAAGATGCCACTAAATCGTGGGATGCCGCTAGAGGATCGCTCGAAGAGGTATCTCGTTCACAAGGTGACGCTGCCGCTTGGCTTGCTAGACAAGCAGAGGACATGCAAAATAACGTAGGTTCTAAACTTGAGCAAGTCGGTGGATCGTGGGAAGCCTTGCGAAACAAGGTTATGGCATCTAACAAAGGGATGCTCACAGGCTTATTGTCTGGAACGTCCAAAACCATTGAATGGGCTACAGAAAGCGACAATGCAGTTGCCAAAGTCATCCGTGGCTTTGTTGGTATGTCGCCAGTTATCGGCCCTGCGATGACTGCGCTCGGTACAACGATGATGCAGACTAAAAATATCGTGTCTGGTCTTGGTTCTGCTTTTAACATTTTGAAGGTGGCAATGACAAATCCGTGGACTTATGTGATCATCGGACTCGCACTTGTTATTAAATACTTTGTAGATTTATACAAGAGCAGCGAAACCTTTAGGAATAAGGTTAATGCAGTAGTTAAATCGGTACAATCAGCATTTTCTGGCTTGATGTCGAAGATGCAACCAGTTATTGATGGAATCAAGAAAGTGTTTGGGAATATTCCAAATGCTGGTGGACTTGCGACTGCTATTGGTGGTGCTGGGCTTGCCCTCGGTGGTCTATTTGCTCTATTAAAAGGCAATCCATTCAGTGGATTTTTCAACAAAGCAAAAGCATCAACTAGCGCTGTAGAAGGCACTTTCCGTCAATCAAACGGAGTCATTAAGCAAATATTCACAGGGCTTGGAGAAGGCCTCAAAACTGCTCTCTCTGGTGTTGCAATCGCTGCAAAAGGCATCGGTTCTGGTCTTGCTACTGCGTTTCGTGGTATCGGTCAAGCACTAGCAATGGCTAATCCAGCTAATATCCTTGCTCTCTCTGTTGCTATTTTGGCAGTGGGTGCTGCAATGGCTCTAGCTGGTATGCAAGGCGCTGGAATCGCTCAAATCTTGCAAGGAATTGGCAGCGTAGTCGAATCAGTTGGTCAAGCATTTGCCACTGTAGCGACAGCTATTATCGGGGCGTTTGCGCAAGCGATTGTCACAATAGCTCCATCTGTACAGGCTTTCGTGCCTGTCATTCATGCGGTCGGAGATGCTATTGGAACTGTAGTAGTAGCAGTCGGCTCAGTAGCGCCCCAATTAGCAATTTTAGTCAATGCATTTGGCACAGCATTCAGCCAAATCATTACAGCAGTAGGCACTGCAGTCCAACAGATTGCCTCTGGCATTTCTCAGATCGTCACAGCGTTTGCTCCTATTGTGGAAACTATCGGAAACACAATAGTCCAAGTAGCTCAAATTATCATGACGAACTTGCCGCCAGTTTTACAAGCGGTCACACCACTTGTTGAAGTTTTAGGTAAGGTGTTTACAACAACCGCACAGATTATCGCTGATGCGATTGTGCGAATTGTTCAAGTGTTACAACCAGTTATGCCAGCGGTCGCACAGATTGCGCAAGCAGTCAGTCAAGCTGTGACTTCTATTGTCCAAGCATTTTCGAGCATCGTTGGACAAATTGCACCAATCATCAACAGCATTGCGAACCTATTTACAAGTGTAGGTAACGCAATCAAGACTGCATTGTCTCCTATTGTTCCAATTCTTCGAGAATTTGGTAATGTGGTTAATTCGGTATTTAAAGGCGCATCTAATGTCATTAAATCATTTGGGCAAGCTGTTAAAAGCATCTTGGACGGTGTCTCTGGTGTCATCAAATCCATCGGCCAAGCAATTAAAGATGCTGGTGAAGGGTTTAAGCGGTTTGGACAAGGTGTGAAACTTGCAGGAGACCACGGACTACAAGCGGCCGCTGGTATCGGTGCAGTAGCAGCAGCAGTCCTTGGACTTGGCACAGCATCTGCTGGTGGTAACTTAAATGGATTCCGTGCCGATTTGGATAAATTGGACACGGTGATGTACAAGATTGGCAGTCGCAATGTAGGATCTATCTTTACACAGATGGCATCTGGCATGCGTACTGCAGCTTCTGCAGTCAATCCACTTGCTTCTGGCTTACCAAAAGTAGCAACAGCTATGCAGACGATTGGCCCTGCTGCAACAGCATCGTCAAGTGGCATCCGTTCATTCGGTACAGGATTCCAGCAAATGGCATCTGCAGTCACTCAATCTGCTGTGACATTCACGATGCTGAATAGCCAGTTCACACAATTCAATTCTAAAATCTCTTCTGCAACAGCATCATTAAGTGGCTTTAATGCTGCATTGAACATTATCCGTTCAGGATTTACCACTATTACAACTGCAATCACAGCATTTGTTACACAATTAACCAGTGCTGGAAGTAGCGTGCGAAACATCCAAACCACTCTGGCGCAATTAGGATCATCTATGACACAATCTGCGTCTGGATTTTCTCAGCTTGGCAACGCAATGCGAACAGCAATGTCGCAAGTTGTGACAGCAGTTAATACTGGCATGCAACAAGCAAGATCTGCTTTGACCGCTGGATTTACAAGCATGGGGTCGGCTGCGTCGACTTCTATGAACACGGTTGTGATAGCAGTAACTAACGCAATGATGCGTGCAAATCAAGCAGTGACTCAAGGCGCTATGCAGATCAGAACCACAATCAGCACCACGATGTCGTCTGTTGGCACAGCGATGTCGTCAGCGATGAACAGCATCGTCACTGTGATCTCAATGTCATTCCAACGAATGACGATGACAATCACGATGGCAATGACACAAGCAAGCATGGCAATCCAATCAGGTATGTCACGCATGACCGCAACGATGACATCGAGTGGCAATCAAATGTCTCAAATCGCACAGAGAACTGGACAGCAAATCTCACAAAATATCACTAATGGCATCAGGAATGGTGTTGGCAGTGCTAGAGGGGCGATGCAATCGATGATGCATGCCATTCAATCTGTTGGGTTAGGCGCTGTTGGGACAATGAGATACGTCGGGAACATGATTGGCCAAGGTTTGGCACAAGGTATGTACTCTGCTCTTGGTGCAGTAACCGCTGCAGCAAACGCTCTTGTAGCACAGGCTGAACGTGCTGCACAAGCTAAAGCTAGAATCCACAGTCCATCGCGATTGTTCCGTGATAATGTCGGTAAATTCTTGGCTCTTGGTGTGGCCGATGGTATTGACCGCAATGCATCCGAAGTATCAAAATCAATGGAGAATTTGATTGACGATGCATCTCAATACACCGCAAGCAATCCTCTTGGCTCTGGATTTGACTACAACGGAGTAATCAATCATGAGATCAAAGAGGCGGACAGCCAAAATAAACCAATGCAATTAACTCTTGAATTGGGTGGTCGTGCCTTCTCTGCATTCGTAGAGGACATCACAACTGCACAAGGTAAGAGAGAACGAATCAGATTAAAGACAAGCCCTCTGTAAAATGAGGGTTTTGCCTTTTTTAGAAAAAGTAGAAAGGGGGAAAAATGTATAATTTCACAGATACGAACGAGATTTTAAAAAGCTATGAAATTGGAATTCAGACAACATTCAACGGCAAAACGCTAGAGCGTGAGCTTACGAATGCAAACGGAGCATTTCAGACTGTTATGATCTCTGGTCGTGGTGTAGTAGACCAAGAACATCAGACAGTAGATGTGACTGGTCGTGATGGGAAAGTCTTTAGGCGCAAGTCTTACAAAGAACGTGAAATTGAGATCACTGCTTTAATCTCTGGGGTTAATAACTCAGCTTTTAGGCTACAATTTGAAAAATTGAATGAGTTGCTAGATACGAATGAGCCAAGCGATCTGGTCTTTGGTGATGAACCAGACCGAATCTATAAGGCACAATTTGAATCTGCAGACATTCCAGATGAAGAAAGCAACCAACAAATCATTAAATTGAAAATGATCTGTTATGATCCAAAGAAGCTCACGAATAAGAAGACCGTTACTGGAAATCAGGTCAATTATGCAGGTAGCAAAGAAACGTACCCTAAAATTTCCTTTATGGTTGGTGTTAACGTGAATGAAATCAATCTTCTACATGTCGAACAACAGAAGTATATTCGCTTGAAAGGCACATATACGCAAGGAAATCGCATTGAAATTGACATGAAGGAGCGCACGATCAAGCTAAATGGCAGAAATGAACTTAAAAATTTCGATATGGTGAACAGCAGATTTTTCTCTTTGCAAAAAGGGGCTAATACATTAAGATTGACCCCATCGAGTCAGTTGACGATTGAATATAGTGAGGTGTATCAATGATTTATTTATTTAATAATAAAGAAGAATTGATCCACATCATTAAAGAACAAGATCTAATCGAGTTTACTCATAAAATCAAGATCAACACGTTCGATGCTGCAGAGTTTGAGTTGCCTATCGAGGCGATTGATAAAGAAATCATCGAAGAAATGCGTTTCTTTGGTTTCTTTGTGCGTGGCCGTCAATTCGGGGTATTTAAAGCCTATGAAGTGACCATGAGCGACAACTATGTTGTCAAAGGTCTTGACCGTGCAGAGAGTGACTTGCGAACTGTCCGAATTATCAAGGACAAGCGACTACAAAGCGTGACTGCTGACCAAGCACTAAACGTGGCACTGGAAGGTACAGGCTATCAGTTAGGCGAAAGAGAAGGTCTTACCAAAGTAAATAAGACCAATTTCTACTATATCAGCCCTCGTGAAGCTCTCGTAAAGATTATCGAGACTTTTAATTGTGAATTTCGTGTCCGCTATGAGTTTGTAGAAAATAAGATCATCAACCGCTACATTGATCTATATCATCGGCAAGGCTCGTACTCTGGGGTGCAATTCGAGTACGGGAACAACGCTCTTGAAGTCACAATGGAAGAAGACTCTGACAATGTTGTCACTGCTCTGATTGGTCGTGGCAAAGGTGAAGAATCGACAGATTCAGAAGGTAACGCCACTGGTGGATATGGTCGAAGAATCGAGTTTACTGATATTGTCTGGACAAAGGCAAGTGGTAAGCCTATTGATAAGCCCGCTGGTCAAAATTACATCGTTTTAAATGATGATATTGAGAATAAGGGGCTTTATCAAAATGGCGAGTTAAAACATCGTTGGGGTGTGTTCGTTGATGAAGAAATCGAGGACAAAGAAGTCCTGCTTCAAGCGACATATCAAGAGCTTCTGAGGCTCAACAACCCAATCCGCAAATACAAGGCAAGCATCTTGGATCTGCGGGATGACATTTGGCTTGGTGACCGTGTTGCGATCGTCAAGGATTCTGCAAAGTTATCGTTTGAAGCCCGAATCTTTTCGATCACGATTGACAAGCTCAATTTTGACCAGTCAGAAGTAGAACTTGGTGATTATGAGACTTTGAAAAGTCAGTCACAAAGTAGCTCTCTCAATGCTATCAAAGAAGCTGTCAGAGAGCTGTCAGAAGAACAAGAGGCCTACAATCGAAAAGTCCAAGAGATGATAGATCAGAAGAACGCAGAAATCGCTGAAAAAATGCGTGTGATGCGTCTTGATATGGACAATGGCATTGAAGATGCTAAAAATAAGGCTGAAAAAGTAAAACAAGAAGTCGCTGGAACGATTGACCAAAAGATTTCAGGGTTTAAACAAACGACTGATTCTGAGATTGCAAAATTAACTGCAAAAACAGAAGAAGCCTTGGAAAAAGCTGGCACAATGCCAGACACCACAACTCTTTCGGACGAAATCAAGCGTCAATTGCTAAACAGCCCTGATTTAGCTCGTAAAGTGACAGAGACATTTGCGAATGATAACAATGGCAATGTTATCTATGGCAAAATCTTACAAAATATCAAAACTGAATTTACACCTAGAGCAACATTCAACGGCTTCGTAGGTAGCACCAATAGCGATTTATCTAATCTTATGTCAAGGACTGGCGAAGCTGAAAGGGCTATCCAGAGGCAAACGGTAGAATTTAACAAACTGACTGAAAGCAATAAGTTGTATGAGCGAATTTTAGGCACATCTGAGACAGGAGCGCCCGACAAATTGTCTCGTTTGGTCATGTCTAGTGATATTTTTCAAACGGAAGTTGGGAAGTACGTCACGGACGATAACAATTTGATTGTTAACTCAGAGACAATGGATAAAAATACGCTTGTTAATCCACGACAAGGTATTGATATTTCTGTAAACGACGGAGTATTCACTATCAAAGCACAAGGGTTAACATCTTATAACTGGTCAGGTTTCACGCTTCCGATTTATGTCCGAAAAATCTATAAAGGTGAAACGTATTCCCTCGGCTTTAAGTACCGTATACGTGGAGCACTGGATAGTGATTTCAATGTCACGATTAAAAACCACGTTTTGAATCGTGCAGCATTCACGGCCACGGCTGGAACATCAAACACTCCTGCCTCTGATGACTGGAAAGAATTTCAAGGGACGTTCTACATGTCATCTGACTTTGAATTTGGAAATAATATAAATTTTCCGTTCTACGCATATATTTCAAAAAATGGTTGGGTAGAAATCAAGGAAATTATCCTTGTCCGTGGGTCAAACACTGGCCCTTACAAGCCTAGCCAATTTGACGATGCTTACAAATCGGTAGAAGCTACACGAACGCAAGTTACACAGCTTGCTGGTTCGTATGCTATACGCAATCTAAACAGCGCTGGCGATATCATAAATGGCATCAACTTTGGTGCTGATGGAACTACCAGATTTGTTAGCAAGCTAACGCATATTTCAGGGGATACTCTTATCGACAATGCGGTTATCAAGTCTGCGATGGTCGATAAATTAAAGACCGGAAATTTTGAGTCTGGATCAGTCACTACTCAGATCCTCGCTTCAAACGCAGTAACTGCCGATAAATTGCTTGTGGATTCGGCGATGATTAATAAGTTGGTCTCGAATCAAGCATTCATCAGAGAACTCACATCGCAAAAAGCCTTTATCACTCAATTGGCATCAATTGATATTTCTGCGGAACATATCAAAGGTGGGCGGTTAAGTGCCAATAATGGCTCGACTGTCTTTGATTTAGACAATGGTACATTAAATTTGTACTCAAACACAGGAACAATTCGACGGATTGATGATACAAGTGCTTCGCAATTTATCAAATTCAATCAAGTCGGTCTCGTCGGTGAATATCTAAGAGACAACAAGGCTGCCAGAATCGTCATTGGTACAAATCAGGATAAAACTGAAAATACAGAGAATAGCACATTTGCTGGGATGCGCTTATGGTCAGGAACGAAGAATGATGTAAAAGAATCTTTATATGAACTTGTTGGAGATCGCATCATATTTTATGCAAATGGGCAGTACAGAAGTCCTTGGATTATTCACAATAATACGAAAGACGGGAATAGTTATCTTATCCCGATGAATGAGAAAGGTGTTAAACATAATTTGGGGCGAGGCGATAAACATTTTAGCAAAGCTTATATAGATGATCTATTTATTGGGAAAGGATCACAAAATGTAGGAGGCTATCTATGGGACATCTTAACTTGCTTCGGCATTATCGCTCGTTACGGTTGGGATCTGAAAAATGCGTCTGTACAAAGTCATATAAGGTCAAATTTCATCGATAAATATGGATTTAAATAGAAAGAAAAATCAATGAACGAAAATACTTATGTATCAATCATCGCAGATCTAGCTAATCAATTGGCTAACAAATCAATCGATGAAGCTGAATTTAAAGCTCGATTGACTGAATCACAGCAACTAGTAGATCAACTTGTACAAGAAGTTGAAAGCTATCGCTCTGTCCTAGAGTCTGATAAGGACTTGAAGGATCTTTTTGAAGAAATCAAAAATAAAAACGAGGTAACTAAATAATGGACTACAAATTACAATTTAAATCATACGATGCAGTTGCTAACACTACCAAAGTAGCAATCAAGCAAGACTTCCCGTACCGTGTTTTCGAGGAAATCTTGCCAACAAACCGCATGGGAGATGAAGAGACAGCCCTTGTGGATGCTGTTCTAAATCTTGTCCGAATGGAATTGGATCCATCTGGCGCAGTCGTGGCAATCAAGAAAGAGCTTGACAAGTCTGTTGAGGCCAACAATAACGCTATTGCTAAAATCCAAGAATTGACCAAGGAGAACGAAGCGATGACGCAACAAATCCAAAGCATCAAAGCAGTGGCTGATTGGTCAGTTCTCGCTCGTGTAACAGATACAGACAATCCAATTGATCCAACTCTGTATGCTCGTGGATTGGAATTGGTAGAAACTGGCCAAGTTGGCAAAGAATACAAGGCGCACGATATCTTTGTTGTCAATAATCCTAATTACACTGCCAAATATGGTGAAGGCACTCGTGTATTGGTACAAGTCAACAACGACTTTACCTACAATGGCGAATCTGTGGAAGAACTGGAAGGTAAATTGTCACAAGATGGCAAACTCGCAGTGTGGAAATGGGAGTTGCCAAAAGAAACTAAGCCAGCACAACCAAGTGGAGATCTTGAAACTCAACCAGCTGCAGTACCTCAACCACTAATTTAAACAGAAAGGTTGGTGGTCGATTTATGGTACATTTTACACCAGAAGATGTCTCGATGATGGTCGGATTTATCGGGATTCTCCTTGGTATCTATGGCAATTTTAAAGGTAATATCGTGGCACAAGAGAAACGCATGGTCGTGATCGAGAAAGACATTGAAAACATGCGTGACTTCCGTATCACAGCGGTTAGACGACTTGACAACCACGATGAACAGAATAAGTCTTTACTCATCCTCGCAGAACAAGTCAAGGCTTTGAGCGAAGATATGAAAGAGTTAAAAACTCTAATTCAAAGTAAAAAATAATTAAAAAAGAGGTAACATTATGAATAAAATCAACTGGAAAGTACGTTTTAAGAACCGTGCATTTGTAACACGTTTCGCACTTGCTTTGGTATTGCCTATCTTGGCTTACTTTGGCATCAAATTCGAAGATTTGACAAGCTGGGGCGCAGTATTCGGCCTGCTTGGTAAGTTTGTATCAAACCCTTATCTTGTAGGCTTGACAGTGTTCAACGCTTTGAATATCGTGCCAGACCCTACAACTACAGGCCTTGGAGACAGCACACGAGCGCTTGAATATGAAGAGCCAAATGCTGATTAAAAGACTGGCTCTTAAAACTACAATCTTTTTAATGGCCACTGCCTACTTTTGGGTAGTGGCTTTTGATTTAAAGGAGAATAAAAAATGAGTAAAATTGAATCAAGCATTGCTCGCATGCGTCACTTGCAAGCTATCCCTGTCCACTACGATATGGGAGACCGCTACGGAAACGATGCCGATGGAGATGGGCGCATCGAGTTTGACTGCTCGTCAGCAGTAAGCTATGCACTTGAAATCAGCTTAAACAACAACACAGAGACTTTGCAGAAAGTCCTTCCAACAATCGGCTATCCTAAAATCTTCGATGCAGTAGATGGCACTTTCGACGCTAAATATGGTGACGTGGTGATCTGGGCACCACGAGATGGTTCAAGCTCTCTCGGTTCGTTCGGGCACATCCTAATCATGACAAGCGACAGCACTGCAATCCACTGCAATTACGGTATGGACGGTGTGACAGAAAATGATTACAATTACATCTGGAACCTCAACGGACGACCTCGCGAGATCGTATTCCGTTATAACGGCACACCCGCACCAACATCAGCCCCTGAGCAGAGTGCGTTCGATAAAGAGTTGGATGTAAACACTCGTCTCACAGTATCAGATAAACCATACTACGAAGGTACACTTACCGTAGACTACTATGTAGAGGCAGGGCCTCGCATTGATAGTCAGGACAAAGAGTTTATCGCTGCAGGCACACGAGTGCGTGTCTACGAAAAACTAAACGGCTGGGCAAGAATCAACCATCCTGCAAGCTCACAATGGGTTGAAGATAAGTATTTGGACGATTGTACCGATATGTAACAGAAGGAGGATTTAATGACACTATTAAATTCCACGAATCTGCAACAGTTCGAAGGAGGAGCAGTCGTCAAGCAAGGCGACTCTGCCTCTCTATTTGGTTATGAGTTGTTGGATGAAAATATGCGTCCAATTAGTGATCTAAATGGCAAAAATGCTACAATCAGGATCTTTAATCAAAAAGGAAAGGCTACATTTGAGAGTACAGTGGATAAGTCCAGAGTTACTTTCAAAATCGAAAAGGCATTGCCGATAGGGTCATATCTTGTTGAGATCGTGTGTGGTGGATACATTTTCCCAAGTGACCGCTCGACTCGCTTGGAAATCACACGTTCAGCAGATGAATTTACAAGCGAGGAAGTCCTTTCGCTTGTAAGAAACGATGTCAAGACTGAAATTGATAAGTATATCGCAGCACATCCAAATGGGCCAGAGACGGAAGAATTTCCAGATTTAACCAATCTATACAACCTAGCTAAAATTTGAAAGGATATATAAATGACTCTAAACACAGAGAAATTAACAAAATTCGCGCAAGCAGTCGGTGCTGATGTAAAAGAAATCAAGACACAGTTACTGAATAAAGCTGACAAGTCAGAAGTGGGACAAGGCGGGATCACACAGCAGCAGTTAGAAACTGCCATCGCTGGTGTCAAGACTGCCATTTTAGGTGATGGTGTGCCAGAAGAGCTGGACACGCTAAAAGAAATCGCAGAAAAGATTAAGGCTGGCGAAAACCCAGATAGTGCTATTGTGTCTAAAATGACCGAGCTCGGGCAAAAATTCACGGATCTTGAAAATACTGACTTTGTGCAGATTTACAACACGGCCAAGAATACCCTCTAACGGAGGTGACGCATGGAGAAATTAAAAGAAGCTATCAAGTTGATAGGCCATGACGTCGGAGTGTTACAAGGTCAACAATCATCCAATTTGACGCAGACTAGAGCGTATGAGTTATTCCCGACCTACGCTACACTTCAAAATCAGATGACGACTAATATCAAGGAGAAACACCTTGAATTAGGTCTGGACGCTCTGATTGATACCAAACTAGCGAATGGTGGTGACCCGTTCGTTACCAAATCAAAAGTACCAGTTGTAGACACTACACAGTTCGCAAGCAAAAACGACTTGGAAGAGCTAAAACGCTCAGTCGGTTCTGGAACTGGAACAAGTACAGAACTAAAAGGTCAAGGCTTCCCATACGCTCTAAATGCTGACATCGGTACAATTTATACTGATACCACAGCTAAGAATGGAGCGGTGAAGTGGATCAAGAAAACTGCTGGAACTGGTTCTAACGCTTGGTCTGTCTTGTTTGGTGATGTCAAACACAAGCCAAGAATTTCATCGAGCCAAAACAATGCATATGTCGAGTTTAGGCGTATAAACTCCACGGTAGAGGTCGGCTTCGGTGGCCTATCGTGGGGTTGGTTTGGGATCGTGAGACGAGGTGCGCCCAGCTACGTTCCACAAGGGTCAGACCGTGAGCGTAACGTGGTGATCTTAAACGTCGGTGGTATACCCGTCGGTTTTCGTGCCACTAGCTCAAAACTTGGTATTATGACAAATGACAAGGGGAAAC